CAGTGTCAACTTTGCGGATTATTTGGCTTTTGGCGCTGAATTCTGGAAACAGATTCCAGCGACCTTCAAACCCTTTGATCCGAGATGGCGTCCTTACGCTATCACAAAGTCGGCTCCTGGTACCGGTTCTGGTACTGGAATGGCTACCAGCACTGCGGCAATCGCGTCTGCTGCCTACACTCTTCGGAGAAATCCGGAAGCGTGGAAAGCTTTCAGTGATTGGTGCAATGCCTTCCCTAGATTGCAACAGGCCGTGGTGGCCGTGGAGCATGGATCCAACTTTGAAACTAAAGGGAACCGGGACGGAAGTCTCGGTAAACTTGGTTTCAAGGAAGAATCCGCAGGGAAGATCCGAACGTTCGCAATGGTCGACTGGTGGACTCAGATGGCTCTTTCGCCTCTCCATGATTGGCTGTTCTCCGTTCTCCGGCAATTGCCAGGGGATGGGACTTTCGATCAAGGAGGAGCAATTAAGTATCTGATCCACTATGTCTCTGAGCACAAGATTAACCGAGTAGATTCGTTTGATCTGACGGCTGCGACTGACAGGATCCCTGTGCATCTCCAAGTGGTTGTCCTTGGATCTATCCTAGGATGGCCGCAAGCGGATGCTTGGGCGAGACTGCTGGTCGGCAGAGACTATTTCCTTCCGAAAGAAGTTCCCGGAAGAATCCCTGCTTCTAGCTTGCCTACCAAGGTAAGATATGCAGTGGGGCAACCGATGGGGGCTCTCTCTAGTTGGGCAATGTTGGCCATTACGCACCATTGGTTGGTGCAATTGGCAGCACACCGCGCACACCACCTAAGTTGGTTTTCCGGCTATGCGGTACTTGGTGATGATCTAGTGATCGCCGATCGAAAGGTCGCTGATCAATACTTGATCCTTTGCCAAGAGCTTGGCATTGGTATCGCTCTACACAAGTCTCTACGGTCTCGGAACGGAAGTTTCGAGTTCGCTAAGAGATTCGTGTGGAGAGGTACTGATGTTAGCCCAGTCTCACTTCTTGAGACTGAGGTTGCGAGTCGAG